AAGTACAGAACTTGGGAGGCAATCAAAGGTGAAGAATGATGACGTAGAATCTCGCATGCGAGAACTTATGCAACCTATAGATCAACAAATCTATATGTGTGATAATCCAGAAGATATGTTAATGATTGCTTGTGCTATGTTACAACGAGTTAGAGAAATTTTTGACGAAAATTTAGGTGAAGATGGTCGTAAACGAATGTTTAAGGACATGGTCTAATGACAACTGATTTAGAAAAGGCATTAAATGAAAAAAGAGCTCCGTGGACAGAAATTGAATTCAGAACAAAAGACTTTTGGATCTTCAGAGATGCTTATCCAGTTACCCAGGGGCATTTGTTATTTGTGCCTACCCAAGAGTCAAGTAACAATCTCTGGGAGTGCTACAAAGCAGCCTACAAATTTGGCTTCGAAGGAGTTGAAGCAGAAAGGTGGGATGGCTTTAACATCGGGCAGAACGTCGGGGAAACAGCTGGACAAACAGTAATGTATCCGCATATACATATGATACCAAGACGTAAGGGTGACATGGAAGATCCACGTGGCGGAGTTAGACATGTTATACCAGAAAAAGGTAACTATCGCAAATGATGGTCTCAGAAAAACCTTGGTGGACTTATATAGATAATCCTGATCAAATTGTACAAGTTGATTGGAGTCACGGTATTAATGTCGCCTATGGGTGGAATGAAGCATGTGCTAAAGTATTATCAGTATTTGGATTGCCAGGCGATCGATTTTATTACAGACCAAAAGAAGATTATATGATCTTTATCTTTAAGTCAACAAAAGATGCAAAGATGTGTCGTATATTATTAAGTGAGGTTATATGACAAAAATAGGTATTGTCGGATTAGGGTTTGTTGGAGAAGCTATACTCAATGCCTACGAAACTTTGTTTACTGATGTAGTTGTTGTAGACATTGATCCAAAAAAATCTACAGGAACTTATGCAGATTTACAAGACTGTGAGGCAGTATTTGTATGTGTGCCTAGTCCATCAAAAGATTCTGGTGAATGTGATACTAGCATTTTAAACTCTGTGCTGTACATGTTGCAGGATTATAAAAATGTAATCATCAGCAAGACCACTGCTACACCACAGTTCTACGAAAAAATGCAGACTGTCTATCCTAATCTAGTACACATACCAGAGTTTTTAACAGCCGCTAGGGCTAATCAAGATTATCTCAAAGAACAAAATGCAATTATAGGTGGTAAGATTGCTGCCTATAGAAATGAAGCAGAACGTATTATCAAACTAGTACAACCTATAACAATGGTAGAACATTGTTCAATAGGTGAAGCTGCCTTTGTCAAATACACTATCAACTCATATCTAGCTACTAAAGTAGTGTTTATGAATGAAATGAGTGAGCTAGCAGTGGCACATGGATATCGTTGGGATACTATTAGAATGTATCTAGCAGAAGATAATCGAATTGGACTAAGTCACATGCAGGTACCAGGTCCAGATGGTTACTACGGATTTGGTGGTATGTGCTTTCCAAAAGATACAACCGCTTGGGTAAAGTACGCAAATAAACTAGGCGTACAATTGAGCGTATTGAAGACAGCAATTAAGAAAAATGTCCTATTAAGGTTGCAAAAACCTAAATAATCTAGTACAATGTACAATAGTCATCCACGACAATAACTCGGAGAATAATAAATTGACAAGAGAATTTACACCAGACCCTGCACTTAGACCTGCACCAGAATTTAAACCAGATAATTTTGTACCTTTGAAACATGAAGTATATGTAAAAGCAGGTGAAGATATGTCTGACAAGGGATACGAAGAAGCATATTTTGCAGATGTAATTCGTACTAAAATGAAACGTGACAATAAACGGTTCTGGGCAGGTGATAATATTAGCGACTACTTGCACGAAGGTGATGTAGAGAAACTAATTGACGAAGCGACAGAAGCATTTGAAACTGTGCTAGATCGATTACTTATTGATCGTGAAAATGATCCTAATAGCAAAGGCACAGCAAGACGTCTTGCTAAAATGTACTTTAACGAAATAATGGCAGGTAGATATGAAACAGCACCAGACGCAACAGCATTTCCAAATGATTCGGCGGACCGTTACGAAGGCATGCTTGTTGTCCGCAGTGAGCTTCGCAGTATGTGTAGCCATCATCATCAGCCCGTTAGTGGCGTGGCATATATCGGGATCATTGCCGCCAACAAACTCATTGGGCTTTCCAAATACACTCGTATCGCACAGTGGTGTGCCAGGCGCGGGACGCTTCAAGAAGAGCTCTGCAATGACATTGCCCGTGAAATCATGCGAGCTACTGACTCAGAAAATGTAGCAGTCTACGTTCAGGCAGTACATGGTTGCTGTGAGAATCGTGGCATTATGGCACACTCTAGTCTTACACAGACCACAGTACTTAAAGGTGCATTTAAAGACGACCTAGGTACAAAGAAAGAATTCTTTGACAATATTAAAATGCAACAAGAGTTTGCGCCGAGATGAGATATATTACTAACAAGTTTGATAGCGTTCGCTTGCCCATTGAAGAGGGATTGTTAGAGTGGTTGCAGGCAAAATATCCTGCTTCTAAATATTATATAAAGGAAATATAATGGATAAGTTTTTTGAATGGTTTGGTCGTAACCGTAAAACGATTGGCTATGTAGTTGGTGGTGCTAACCTAGGTTCAGGCATTGTACAAATTGCCAGTGGAAGTTTTTGGCCTGGCATAGTATGGTTAGTCTTAGGTGCATCGATAATTTTAGATACAAGGATGTTCAAATGACTGTATATGTAATTAAACCGCTTGAAAAGAAAAGCATTGTCTACCATGTAGAAATGTTCCGTGAAAATGATGATGGATCAATCAGTTGGTTCAACATTGACGAAACCTATCGTTGGGGACAAGGCTTTGTGGAAGGTGACTTAGATTGCAATCTTCCTTGGGAGGGCGATCCTGTTGCATATGCTCGAACTGATTGTGGTTGGGGCTGTGAATTTGATGACAGCATCAGTGTTGAATGGGAATTCAGTGATGATATTAGCGAACTAGAACAACAAGAGTTAAAAGAAGCATACTACGAAGGTGGTGCTGGTTGGTTGTTCGACGGTGAACATGATTGGTCTGAAGAAGACACCGCAGTACATATCATTGCTCCATACCAAGTTGATCTATGCAACGATGCTGGAGAAGTTATTGAAGAAAATGTAAAACTAAAGACACGCCCAGATCCTAGTAATTCGTGGCCTTTTCCAACTTAAGGATTATTATGAACTCAGTAGATATGGCTAACAATTTAATCTTTAGAGCAAAGCACTTAATTGAGTTTACTGTTACTACTGAAGTTCCAGATAACTTTAGATTTAATGGTGAGATTCCGTTTGACTTAGAGATTAAAGAGAATGTAATATATGCTAAAGTATGGGGTATTGATTTTAATGAAGCAGTATCTCGATTAAACGAATGGCTAGAAACTTGTAAATGACAAACCGACACTTATATACTGTAAGATGGACACAACCGTATGCTACATATATGCAACGTCCCTCTCTACGTGCTCAACAAGCGCACTTAGAAAAGTTAATAGAAATAGTATTAGATCAAGGCAAAGTTGACGAGGCTAAAAAGGTATTAGAAAGGATTATGAAATTATGAAATGGTTAAAGAAAGCATTATGGAGATGGACTTACGAAGGTCGCGAGTTAGATGAAGAGACTGCAACAGTATCTAACAGATTAATTGCTAGAGACTCGGAAGCTATGTGCGGTGACGAGCCTGTGTTAAACTTTAAAGTCTATTCAGCAGTAGGTGGTAAGGTTGTAGAGTTTAGACGTTATGATCGTAAAACAGATCGTAATGACTCTACTACCTACATTATTACTAACGATCAAGACTTCGGAGATCGTATTAGTAAAATTGCAACAATGGAAAAATTAAAGTTATGAGCAAAATTAAAATTGCAGAGCTGTTTTACAGCATTCAAGGTGAAGGACGTTATATGGGCGTACCTTCTGTGTTTCTTCGTACATTTGGTTGTAACTTTAAGTGTGAAGGCTTTGGTATGCCTCGTGGCGAAATGAGTCAAGAAGCAATTAATATTGATCCTACAAAATATACAGACTATAAAATGTTGCCGTTAGTTAGTACAGGCTGCGACAGCTATGCAAGTTGGGATCCTAGATTTAAAGATCTTAGTCCTGTGTTAACTAGTGATGCTATTGCTGATCGCATTGCAGAGATTATTCCTCACGGTGAATGGCGTGATGAGCATCTTGTTATTACAGGTGGAGAGCCATTATTAGGATGGCAACGTGCTTATCCAGATTTGTTAGATCATCCTAAAATGCTTGATTTAAAAGAAATTACATTTGAAACAAACGGTACTCAAAAATTATCACCGGAATTTAAAGACTATCTAATGCAATGGCAAGTGCCGGATGTAGATTTCAATCGAGAAATTACATTCTCTGTAAGTGCTAAACTTCCATGCAGTGGTGAGAAGTGGGAAGATGCTATCTGTCCAGAGATTGTTTGCGAGTATGAAGAAGTTGGTACAGCCTACTTAAAGTTTGTTATTGCCACAGAACAAGACTTTTCAGATGCAGAATGTGCAATTGCCGCTTATCGTAAAGCAGGATTTAAAGGACACGTTTATCTAATGCCAGTAGGCGGCGTAGAAAGTGTTTACACATTAAACAATCGTACAGTAGCAGACTTAGCTATGAAGCATGGTCTGAGATACAGTGATAGATTGCAAGTACCGTTGTTTAAAAATGAGTGGGGTACATAATGTTAAAGAAATTTATAAAAAAGATTACAGGTATTCAAGCGATTGAAGACATGAAAATTCAAGCAGAGGCAGAAGCTGTAAAGGCTGTTAAAGAAACAGCCATAGCCAAAGCTGAAGCCGAAGCGGCCAAACTTGCGGAGGAAACAGCCAAGCTGAGCCCAAAAGAACGTGCAACTGCCCAAGGGATGCCTTATGTCACTGTTTTAGATACGCACGTAAATAAAGACAATGTTAGGAATGGTTTTTTTGAGCTTGACTGGAATGACCATTTTATAGTACAATTGAAACAAGCAGGATACGGTTTTGACGGCGATCCTGACGAAGAGATTGTAGATCGTTGGTTTAGAGATTTGGCAAGTAACATGCTTGCAGAAGCAGGACTTGATCCAGCTAGACCGGCGGGCTATATTAATGTAGTTCCTATTGCAAAAGGCAAATCAGAAGTTTCATGACATACATTTTAGTCGATACTGCTAATACATTCTTCCGTGCTAGACACGTTGTTCGCGGTGACGCTGACATCAAACTAGGCATGGCCCTTCACATTACTTTTAACAGTATTAAAAAAGCGTGGAATGACTTTGGCGGTACTCACGTAGTATTCTGTTTAGAAGGTCGTAGCTGGCGCAAAGATTTCTACAAGCCCTACAAAGCCAATCGTGCAGAAACTCGTGCGGCAATGACTGTTAAAGAACAAGAAGAAGATAAACTGTTCTGGGAAACGTTTGATGCGTTTAAAGAGTTTGTTGAAACTAAGACTAACTGCACAGTCTTACAACATAAGCAACTAGAAGCAGATGATTTAATCGCAGGCTTCATCCAAATGCACCCTAACGATGATCATGTGATCATTTCGACAGACAGCGACTTTCATCAGCTGATTGCACCCAATGTCAAACAATATAATGGTGTAGCAGATACACTAACTACACACGAAGGTGTCTTTGATAAGAAAGGCAAAAGCGTAGTTGATAAGAAAACTAAAGAAGCGGTGCCTGCACCTAATCCACAATGGATCTTATTTGAGAAGTGTATGCGTGGCGACAGTAGCGATAATGTCTTTAGTGCTTACCCAGGTGTGCGCACTAAAGGTACAAAGAATAAAGTTGGTCTAACAGAAGCCTACGAAGATAAAGGTAAAAAAGGATGGGCGTGGAACAACATGATGCTTCAACGTTGGACCGACCATGAAGGTACCGAACATCGTGTATTAGATGATTATGAACGAAATGTTACTCTAGTTGATCTTACTGCACAGCCTGAAGATATTCGTAAACTTATTACGGAAACAATTGAAGAAAACACTCGAGAGCCTAAAAACGTTAGCCAAGTAGGTATTCGATTGTTAAAGTTTTGTCAACTTTATGACATGAAAAAAATTATGGACACTATACAAACGTATGCTGATCCATTTCAAGCAAGGTATATTAAATGAATTTAAAAGCAAAACCTATTGTAGATGGCAAGTTTTGGATTGTAGAAAAAAACGGCGAAAAAGTTGGTATTCTACACAAGAAAGAAAATAACAAGTTTATGCTTAGTTCAAAAGATGGTGAAGCATACTTTAGCAAAAAGGACGAACTAACTAAACAATTTGGCAAGGACTTTTTTCTTGTTAATGATAAAAATAAAATTGTACATACTGAAGTAAGAGATGTTTACGGTTATCCTACTAGTTGTCATCCATATAATCCATTGTACAACTTGCAAAGAAAACTTCCGTTGTTTACTAAATCAAGTGCTAGTAAAAGTTTATATTGTGCAGGCTATTATACAATTAAATTTGATAAAGGTTGGGTCAAATCGTTCTGTCCAAAATTAATTACTGTTGAGCGTTATGAATATCGAGGACCGTTTAGAAACGAACTTGAAATGAAACAGGCCATGAGCAATGTCAAATCCGATTAATACTATACCTATACAGCAGTTTATACAGCAGGTCAAAGCTGCCGACCTGTCTCAACAGCGTGAAATTAAAATGGATATTAAAACTGCTAAGGCACTTGCATACAGTCTAGCAGAAGTAAATGCAAAAATACTGCAAGATTACGATATTCTACTTAAAAAATTAGAATCTAACACTGGAGCAAGTGTTAGTGTAAGTATGGATGGCGGCGGATTTTCTAACAGTTAAGTGATAAATATATGCGTACATAATAGGACGCATATATGAGTAGACCCAAGCCTAAGGTTCTTTTAGAATACGTTAATAAGAAAACCTACAAGAGCGAACAGATTCTTGAGGCAGATGCCATTTGGGCAGTATTCTATAAGGGCGAACCTTTTAACTTAAAATCTGCTAGTAATGTAACTAGCTATCCTGGACCTAAATACAAAAAAGTTAGTTTTAGTAATCCAGGGCATGCCCATAATCTTGCTAAAAAACTAAATCAAATGTTTAACTGCAAAGAATTTGAAGTAGTTAAGCTGACCAGTGGCGAAATTATTAAATGATATCAAAAGAAACTTTCACTAAAATCTTTTTGCAACAAAAAGATAAAAGTACAGATAGTGCCAATATGAAGCATCATATGTACAAATGGTGGCAAAGTCATAGAAGCAAAGACATAGGGGGACTACGTCTAAGCGAAGAAGGGTTTGATTATTTGATAAACGAATTGGAACTACGTAGTTACGAAATTCCATTTACAGAGCCAATCGACCTAAGTCCCCAAACTATTATATTTTTTGATAGGACTATGGATTTTCCATATTACCTTACAAACCAAAGTATTACTGTATTT